TAGCGCCTCGGGGAGCCATAAAGACACAACTATAATATGGAAAGACAAATCCGACTTACTACCGAAGACCGCCGTGCTATCCTGAAGGAGACGGGGCTCACTGACGGGGCATTGAGCCTCGCATTGACCTTCCGTCGGCATGGGGAGCAGTCCGAGCGCGCTCGCCAGCTCGCTCTTGAGCGCGGGGGGATGGTCTACTGCACTGCCCCTGAATGCGAGACGATACACGATGCAGAGGGTAAGATGGTTCAAACCTTTGCCAATGGCGCGGTCATTACCGTGGATAAGGCCTCAAGCGAGGCTACCTTGGTGTACGACGGGAAGCTCGTCGCGACCTATCACAATGTCACACTGCAGATGCTCTCGCTCATACAGACGACGGCGTCGGAACTTAAGTAATAGCCATGCTTCAGCACTACGGAAAAGCTACGGCCATCGATCTCTCCGACCTCATTGAGGATCGACGGACTATCGAAGATCAGTCCGAGTGCTTGGCTCCAGTGATTTCCTACGAAAATTATAGGGCTCAGGCGCGCCGAGGGCGTATAAAGGTCCTTCGGAAGGGAGGCGGTAAGGGCGGCAGCGTCCTAGTCGACTACGATAGCCTGCCTTTGGAGCTTCGCGACAAGGTAGATCAGCGCCTCGGTGGCGATGCCGTCCATGTCGCAACGCTCCGCAAGTGGTTCAGCGATCACTACCGCCGTGATCGAGGTGCTATGGAATACTACCCGAAGCGTCTGAGAGAGCTAAACCTCTCGCTTCCGCTCGAGCGCATCGCTCAGCTGACGGAAGAGTACACGGTGAATGCCTCTGTATTGATGGCTGTGAAGAACCTCCAAGCTGATATGCGCCTTCTCAAGCGCGTCATGGGAGGCAAGAAGACCATCAGATGGGAGCAGCTCGCCAGCGCTATCGGCTACTACCGCCAGGAGGTCGGTCATACGCTCCCTCAGAGCGCAGCGCGCTTTCGCAAGGCGATGCGTGAGTTCGATGAGCGAGGCTACGAGAGCTTGATCAGTAAGAAGTTCGGGAATCAGCAGACGAGAAAGGTGGATCGCGACACGCTTTACCTCCTCCTTGCCCTCGACAACGACGACATGCGCCCCTACAACAGCACGGTGGCTGAGCGGTACAACCGCTTCGTGGAGGGAGAGCTGACGGTCTACAACCCTGAAACGGGTGAGCTGTACGACCCAACGCCTTACAAGCCACTCAGCGAGACGACCGTGGCGAACTACCTCTCTACCCCTGAAGCAAAGGCCCTGCGCGGGAAGGTCCACGACGACTATCAGACGTGGCGTGGGAAGAACCAGCCCTTTGTGCTGCGTAAGCGTCCGACGATGTCGCTCTCTAAGATCTCCCTCGACGACCGTGACCTTAAACTCAAGGTCAACTGGAGAGAGCAGGGGGTCAGTGAAGTGGTCAGCTTGAAGATCTACGTAGCGTACGACCTGGCGAGCCAGGCGATCATCGGGTACGCCTTCAGCGGGAAGAAGCGACACGACATCTTCCTCGGGTGCTTGCAGTCAACCTTCCGCACGCTCCTCTCCCTGGGGCTTCCCTGCCCCTATGAGGCCGAAGTGGAGCAGCACCTGGTCTCCGACTTTAAGGATACGCTGATGCGCCCTGGGGTGCTCTTCCCTGAGCCAAACTTCCTCGCTCCTGGTAACTCGCAGGCGAAGGGTGCGGAACACATGAACCGACTATTTAAGTACCAGACGGAAAAGGAGTACATCCCCAATACAGGACGTCACTATGCCCGCCTTGATGCCAACCAGACGAGTGAGGAGAAGAGCTTCGACGAGCACAACGACCGCTTCAAAGCTAAGGTGTGGGCTTATGAGGACGCAGTCGCCTTCTACGAGGGGCTTATCTACGAGTACAACCACTCCCCTCACAGCAACACTGCCTACTGGGGTGGCCGCACTCGATGGGAGGTCCTTCAGGAGTCAGTGAACCCTCAGCTGGCAGAGATAGACGTCCACAAGCTGGCGACTCTCATCGGAGAGCACCGCTCAACGTCCGTCCGACGTGGGCACATCAAAGCCAACTACCGCAGCTTCGCACTCTCTCCCGAGGGTATAAGCAAGCTGAAGGACCGCAACGGCAAAGTGGATGCCTATTGGTGGGAGCAGGAAGAGGGTGAGATGAACGAGGTCTACATCTACGAAGGTGGGCGCTTCATCGAGACCGCCTGCGAAATACAGCGCATCAACGAAGCTAAGGCCGAGCAGACCGACGAAGACCGCCACCAGCTGCACATGCAGCTACAGCGAGTGAAAGCCTTCGACGCACATATCGCTGAGCGTCTTCCAAGCAAGGCGCGCCTCCTCAAGGAAGAGACGCACAAGACGCTCACCGAGCTCAAGCCCGTCGAGGTGGTCACGATGAAGCGTGGCGACGATGGCGAGCTGCTCGATAGCGACTACCTGCAGAGCAGTCCTGAAGAGGCCCGCATGCGCGCTATGGCAGACTTATAACATCATACGAATACTAATCAAACGACACTCAAATGAAGAAGTATGACAACACGACCATCTACACGATGGATGAGCTTGTAGACCTCCTCGGGGGCGACAAGTACAACGAACTTAACCGCTACGATGAATTCGGTCTGGCTGTATGCTACCCCGACGTATGTGGGCTCCAGATTGTCTTCCGCGAAGACCGATTCTCCGAAAACGCACTAAATGCAGTACGCCATGCAACTAAGTAACGAACTCAAAGAACGCACGCTCACGGCGATCCTCGCCGACAGAGCGAACTATCCAAGTGACGCCAAGCACGCTACGGCTATCGGGATCTCCTCGAGCGTCTACTCCACTATCAAGAAGGGGAAGCTCGACAAGCAGCTGAGCGACTCAGCATGGCTCAGCCTTGCCCGCCGCCTCAACGTACCCCTGCGCGGGGAGATCGAGTGGAAGGTAGCGAAGACCGATACCTACTCCTACATCACCAGCCAGCTGGAAGCCTGCCAGGAGCGCAGCCTCAGCGCCCTCTTGTGCGACATCCCTAATATCGGGAAGACCTTCAGCGCTCGCCACTATGCCCGCACGCACAAGCACGTCGTATATATCGACTGCTCGCAGACGAAGACTAAGGTCCGCCTGGTGCGCTCCATCGCTATCGGCTTTGGCTTGGACGCTAAGGGGCGCTATGAAGAGGTCTATGCCGACCTGGTCTACTACCTCAAGGGGCTGCATCAGCCACTGATCATCCTTGACGAAGCAGGTGACCTCCAGTATGAAGCCTTCCTTGAACTTAAGGCACTTTGGAACGCTACGGAGCGCGCCTGCGGGTGGTACATGATGGGGGCCGATGGGCTGAGGGCCAAAATCGAGCGGAGCATTGACTGCTGCAAGGTCGGCTATACGGAGCTTTTCAGTCGCTTCGGTGATGCCTACCGCAAGGTCACTCCGCAGGATGGAGAGGAGCGTAAGAGCTTCCTCCTGAAGCAGGCGGTAGAGGTCGCCAAGCTCAACGCCCCCGAGGGGGTCGATGCCGTCAGCCTCGCCCGAAAGTCGGGCGGACTTCGCAAGGTCTATACAGAGATAGAGAAGCTGAAACTACAAGCAGGGGCATAGTGATGGCACGAGCATACTCCGCCAGCGAGGTGCTGGCAAAGAAAGTCCCTTCGATCCCCTTCGAGGGGCGCTGGAGGGAAGCCTTCGGCGAGCCTGGAAGGGCGGGGGTGTGGCTCATCTGGGGACAATCGGCAAACGGAAAGAGCTCCTTTGCGATGCAGCTTGCTCGAGAGCTCTGTAAGTACGGCAAGGTCGCCTACAACTCCCTTGAGGAGTCTATCGGGCTCTCCTTCCAAGAGAATATGGAGCGGTGCCAGATGGGCGATGTCGATGGGCGCTTCCTAATTCTTGACCGTGAGAGTATGGAGGACCTCAATATACGCCTGAAGAAGCAGCGCAGCCCCGACTTCATCATCATCGATAGCCTCCAATACACAGGCCTCAACTACAACGACTACAAGCGCCTTAAGGAGGCGCACCCCAAGAAGCTATTCATCTTCATCTCACACGCCGACGGGGATAAGCCCTACGGATCGACAGCTACCAAGGTGCAGTACGACGCTGATATGAAAATACTCGTGCAGGGCTACCGCGCCATCTGTAAGGGGCGATTCATACCCGAGGCTGGTAAGCACTACAGCATCTGGGCAGAAGCAGAGGTGAAGTACTGGGGCTTAGAAACAGAAACAAATAACGAACCAACTAATAATTAAGAAATGATGAACTATCTACTTCTAATCGGATTCACTGTACTCATTACGCTCGAGATCTTCAATAGAGTCTCTGTCCGTCCTCTTGTCAAGATCATAGAGGACTTGAGGGACTTCGATAATGACCTTCTGGAGCGTCTAGAGCGTGCGCTCTTAGATTGCGCTCAGGCACGCAGTGCCCGTGACGAATCTGAGGAAGAGCTGAGGACTTTGAGAAATGACCTGTCAAAGCTCAAGGCCGAACGTGAGCAGCTTCAAAGCGAACTTCTTGAACAGCTCGAAAAGCGTACTGAGGAGGGAGAGTAATGGCACGCAATAACTACGCTGCATTCTATGGTCTCCTGAAGAGCATGCCAGGCGCATCAAAGGAAGACCTCGTCCTGCAGTGGACGAACGGCCGTACCTCCTCCCTTAAGGAGATGAGCGAGCGCGAGTATTCGCTGATGATCCGACAGCTTCGCCAGCAGGTAGAGAACCTCGAGGAGAAGAAGAAGGCACGCTCGGCGGTGCTAAAGCAATTCCAGCTCTATGGAATAGACACCACCGACTGGGATGCTGTTGACCGCTTTTGTTGCAACGCTCGTATCGCAGGTAAGCCCTTCCGATACCTCACTATCCCCGAGCTGAAGTCACTCCGAGTGAAGATGCTGTCGATACGTAATAAGGCGGAGTTGAAGGGCTATGAGCAGCGCAGGGTGGCGTTAGGTGCCGAGATCACCAAAGGACAACTACCTAACTAATGACACATGGGACGAATAGACAAGGCTGCCAAGCGTCATCTTGAGCAGTCCTACCAGCAGGATATCGAGATGTACGAGCAGGAGCGTGACGAGCTCCTCCAGCGAATACGAGCCGACACGGCGACGCCAGCTGAGCGAAGTCGATATAACGCGCTCGGCTGGAAGATCGAAGCGGTGCGACAGCGCATGGACAAGCGCTACCGCGATGGAGTAGAATCACCCATTAAAATCATGCAATAAGATGGAACAACAAGAAAACAAGACGGTGGCTATCACCGAAGAGCAGCTGGCCGAGTACCAGCGTCTCAAAGAGCAAGAGCAGGCACGCGCAGAAGAGCAGCGCGCCAAGAGTGAACGCGAGGACTTCCGCAAGCTCTGCGAGGAGACGGTCTCAGAGACGTTCGGAGAGCTGAAGGCTGCGAATGAAGCTCTCAAGCGTGCGAAGATGCGTGTCCTCTCAGCCTTCAGCTCGCTTCTGGAACTTAAAATCTCCCTCATCGGGGGGAAGGAGCAGGGGCAGCACACCTTCCGAAACGAGGAGGCTAATCAGCGCATCACGATCGGTAAGTACAAAAAGGTCTCCTATGACGCAACGGCGGACGCTGGTATTTCCCTCATCGAAGAGTCCCTCGCGTCGATGGCTGATGGAGAGAAGTCGCAGAAGCTCGTGCGCATCATCCTCGACCTCCTCTCTCGTGATGGTCGCGGTCAACTGCAGGCAGAGAATGTCATCCAGCTCGACAAGTACGTCGAAATGGTGGCAGACCCACGCTTTGCACGAGGTGTGACGATCATTAAGGAAGCCTTCTTGGCCGAGTGGACACGTGTCTTCATCCGCGCAGAGGAGAAGGACGAGAAAGGCAAGTGGGTGAACGTACCCCTATCGATGGTCGAAGTATGAAGTACGATCTCACACAGAAGCTCTCCCATGAAGAACTGTGGAAGAGCTGGGATCCCACCCGCACCGAAGATGAAAACGGCTGCTCTCTGATCGCCTATACTTCAATGGGGCTGGCTTCGCTACGAACGATGGGCGAAAAGCGAACGTGGATAATCGAGGTTGGCTGGTCGCTTCAGAAGTTCTCCGCATCCAGCGAAGAGAAAGCGATATATATAGCCGTAGAGTCCTATCGCCGAACAGAGAAGAACATCGTAGAAGAGTACGTGCGTGGTCTTCAGGTCAAGCTCGGAGATGTTGATGAATCAGGCTGCGTGGCGACTCCAACCTCGGCCTGTTCTATTCGTCGATGTGGGGACGGTCCACTCTATGTACTCCTTGGTGGGGGGCGCGTATTCGATAGTAGCGAAGACTTCCGTGTATGGGAGCGTGTGGTCTCAGAGGATCTGTGCTATCACCTATTACACACTATGAATCTAACAGACGAAGAAATATGAATAAATGGTATTTGTGTACCGTCGCCTATGAACGTCAGGGCGATGAGATGGGCCTTAGAAAGGTCTCTGAAAGTTATCTGGTGGATGCCCTCTCCTTCACGGAAGCTGAGGAGCGTATCATCAAGGAGGTAACACCCTTCGTTTCGTGTGGGGTCCTCGAAGTGGTGAACATCCGCCCGATGAGATTGGCAGATATGCTGATCAGCAACAACGGTAGCAACTACTACCGCGGGAAGGTCAACTTGATCACGCTGGATGCGAGCTCGGGGCAGGAGCGTAAGACCTCCGTGGCAATGGTGGTCAGAGAGGACTCCTTGCTCTCGGCAGCGACGCTGCTGGAGTCTCACCTCAGCGAGAGCCTCTCCTCGTATGAGATCGTCAGCATTGCAGACCTCGGCATCCTCGACGTGTATCAGTATGTCGCACCTAAAGAGACGGACGTATGATTATAGCTGTTGACTTCGACGGCACACTCTGTGAGAGTGCCTACCCAAATATCGGGGGTGTGATGCCAGGGGCGAAAAAGAGCCTCGAAGAGCTCCGAGAGAAAGGCCACTACATCATCATCTGGACTTGCCGAACAGGAGAGCTGCTTGTCAACGCGATCAACTGGCTCCTAGAGGAGGGCATACCATTTGACCGCGTGAACGACCATGAGCCTGAGAATCTCGCGATCTATGGCGATGGCGGGAAAAAGGTCTACGCCAATGTCTACATCGACGACAAGAACCTCGGTGGCTTCCCTGGATGGTATGAGACGATGCGCCTGCTAAGAGCTCACCCCGACTACTAAGCAGACCTACAACGATTGAGGGGGCGTGTGGCAACAGCTACACGCCCCCTCAAGTATTTGCTGTGAGAGGTATATTGGAGGTATCTTTGTGGTAGATAATCCCCACCACATCAGTAATATGCCCAAGGGTCGAAGTAAAGAGCTCATAGAGCGCCGAAATCGTGACCTCTATAAGGACTACCGCCACCTTATGGATGTGAAGAAGCTGCGCTACTCGGCAATCATCACCATGCTCTCCGAGAAGTATTACATCTCGGAGTTCACGGTGCTTGACGTGCTGCGCTCATGCATCCGAGAGGAGGATGAACCCAAGGAGTGCAAGAAGGAGTTTACAGGCTTTAGGGTCTCTCGATGGAAGTCTCGAGCGCAATCCTCACAGGAGAGCTTGGGGGAGTTGTTTGTCGAGTGATAACCTCTGACACCCGACACGTGTAGGTCTCCTGGTAGACCTTAATGCCATGATCAAACGTGTAGAACTTGCTCTCTATTCGGACTAGCCCTGACCCCGCACTTCCAGATGGATGGAAACCCTGGAGGAGTTGATGCATGCGTGCGCGCATCTCCTCGCGCTGTTGAATGAACAGTTCTGTGCCGCTGCCGATGTGGGTGTCCTCGTAGCAGTCAATGATTAAGCGCGCCTTGATGCGTGCTTCTCCGAACTGGCTCCCCCCTTGTATTTCACTCCAGTCGACCTGCTCTAGGTCAACAAGTACTGCTGGATATGTGAGCTCATACATAAGCTTACCATCGTCGTCTACAACCTCCAGCTGTCCATAGTCTTCATCTACGACCATTAGCTCAGGCATACCATTAGAGATATGCTGTATGATGGGCAGGATTAAATACTCCATAGTTATTCCTTGAGTGCGTTATCGCTAACCTTGTTAATACTCTTGATGATCTCTTCGTTGATTCGCTCGCGGAGCTCCTTACTCTCGCCGATGAATTGACGCTTGGGCATACGCACCTTGATCATCAGCTTGTCACGTGCGCCTAGCGCTATGCGCTTCCACTTCTCGGCAGCCTCTCCCCCCTTGTCTCCTCCTGCGTGGTAGTACTGTGCCCAAAACCACTTGCGCATTTTTGGGGTGACAGTGGGATTAGAGATAAGCATACCACCCTCATTGTGGATGCGGGCATAAGGGACGGGGTTGTAAACCAGTACAGACGCTCTACTCGGCACAGCCTCAATGCTACTCATTAAGTGGTTGCGTGCAGAGGTGAGCGTGCGGTATTGCGCCGATGTACTCGAGCCCCCCTCTCGTTGAGCGCGCTGCCATGGGCGCAAGCCTCCATCGACGAACCCCGACTGTCGGAAGTTAGCTTTGTAGTGTTGCTTCGCCAGGACCGCAACCTTGCGAGGTAAGACTACATTGATCTCCTTCTCGTACTCTGCGGTGAGTCGGGTAATGACTTTAAGGAGTTTAGCAGATTGCATTGTAAAAATTAATGACTATCTTTGTTTTGGATCTAGCCGTTGAGTAATCAGCGACTGGAACCCCCCTAAGGGAAGCCTCATGGCTTCCCTTTTTTAGTTTCGAAGACATGTGCCTTGCCTTTGTGGATGATGACTATGATTCTCTCCTTTGAGCTTCTCTCGAGGTAATTATTGACATAGGCTGTGACGACTTTCATGTCATAATTGGACGGTATCTCGATAGCGAAGTGCGTAGCCTGCGCCTTTGCAGCAGAGATCTTATTGTGGAGCTTCCCCTTCTGCTGTTCAGCATCAAGTATTTCGGGTTTATCCTTCATCACCTTTGCATCAAATAGTCTACCTCCAATCAAGTAGTCGGGGTTTTTCCTCTCAACAACGCCAGGCGGATGAAGAATAGCTCTTCTGCTTTTTGCGTCCTTGTCAGAGGGATCTACATATGGGAGTAGGTAAACCTTCTCACCTAGTACCTCTGTCAAGATCTTTGCTACACGTACATTTTCATCAAGCTCCGTCTTTAGATGATGCGGACTTACGTAAATCTTCCCCTCATACCCCTCAACCTCTGTGTAGGTTTCAGATAGAGGAGGCTTGGCAGAAGTCTCGTGTATCACCTTGTCTACATAAGGGCAATTATGGCAGTCCTTGACTCGATTAGAGAGGTGCTTGCGCACCCAGCCCTTAATGCCCTTGGAGGAGTAGAACGGGCACTTGGCGCAGCTCTCGGGATAGTAAGGGTGCTTATCCGTGATGAGCCCCTTATAGGCAGGGTTCCCTTCAAGTCCGCGCTGTGCCTGATGCTCTGGCTTTGCAGCCTCCTTGCGCTCTTCGGTGTCAAGCCGTTGCACGTCAGCATCGGTGGCATCAAGGGAGCACTTGCAGTTCCATCGGTCACCTGGCCGATGCTCTTTCCAGAAGGGGTCGTCGACAGGCAGGATGACAGGCTTGGACCAGAATACCTGATGGCTTGACTCGGGAGATACTGACGTGGTAGGCATCCACTGCAGGTTGGGGAAGATGTCTTTATTGGCTTCGAACTCGAGCCAGTCGGCCGCCTGATGAGCACGTATGACAGCGGTGTCGTACTCGGTGCGTAGCCACGAGCCTACCTGATGGCGAGCGATGGGCGCAACAGCCTTGCGCCACTCCTCGAAGGAGCGGAGCTTCCCGTCCTCCCCGATGAGTCGCTCCGCCATCTTTGTCCCCATTGCGTGGGTCTTGAATACGGAGAACACCTCGTTGGAGTGGCGGATGCTTCGCAAGAAGCCTTCCTCGTGGGTCGGTGGGTTTATGCTCTCGGAGAGCCCTTGCACAGCCCCAGAGTTCATGATGCGCAGCACCTCCCTCCACGCTGTTGGCTCGATGTCGTTAGAGATATCAAACCCGTCGTATATCTTGTGTAGGAAGCCCTCCAGCACATCAGGGGAGAATACCGCTTCTGGCGGAGTGGAGTTGCTTATGGATGAGCAAGAGGCGCAGGGACAACCATAGTAGAGCTCGTTGATCAGAAGTCGTTGTCCGCCCCGAGAGGAGTCTCCCCTGGGGCTAAACCGAAAAAATGCGCCAGTCTGTCCTTGATCCCCTTGCTTCCCTTGTCGTCTTTCGTAGGCTCTTCGGGTGGCGTTTTATCATCCTTCGAAGCCCCACCGAGGGCATCAGCAAGCGCTTTCCGACGCTCCTCAAGTTCGGCCATCTGCTCGTCGAAGTCCTCGGGCTTTTTCACCCCGAGGGTCTCGTACACGTCGTCAGGGTCGAGTGGTAGGTTGAGCTGCTGCATCTTGAGGTAGATGTCCGCTTGACGTGCGGTGTCAACCTCCTTGCGCTTTGCGCTGACAAACTTCCCGCCCGACACATTGAATCCAAGTGACTCAAAGATGGGGAGCATGTAGTAGTTGAGTACATCAAGCACAGTGTTGCAGTCATCTTCGTTGAGCTCCTCCTCTACCGCCTTGTGGACAGTGCCGAGTGCTTGCGTGCCTGTGGATGACGCCGAGGTGGTGAGGGTGTTGCCAAGGACACGCACGGCGATCTGGTTGTCCCAGTAGTCCGTGAAGTCTTTGAAGAGCTCAGATGTGCCAGACTTGGCGTTGCTCTCGACAAACTGGAAGTTGCTCTCCGCTGGGTGGATGTACACGGCGTTGTTGCCTCGCTGACGGGCGTCAAGGAGGAGCTGCCGACGTGTCTCTTCGTCGCCAGCATTATAGGTGTACTCCTGAATTGGAATAGCGTAGAGTTCGCAGTACTTAGCCCAGTCTGCGTAGTTGTTTCTCTTGTAGAGAACAGCTACGAGGATTTGAGCCAGGGTGCCAAGGTCACGCTCACCTCCGACGAACAGCATGTTGGGGAACTCGGAGATGGGAGTCCCATTGCTGTCTGTCTGATGCCTGAGCAGGACCTGATTGACAGGGTCGTAATGCTTGCGAGGCACGGAGTAGAAGCGGATGTCCCCCTCATCATCAGTATAGAACTGTAAGAGCGAGAAACCCCAGAACTGCGCCAGGATGATTTCCTCGCGAAGCTGCTTCATCCAAGGGGATGCGAGCTGGCGGTTGATCTCTTCGTCGGTGACGCCGTCTCGAGAGAATTCAATGGGCACCTTAGTAACCCCTTTAAGGCGCTTGGCTAATACCCCAGCAAGGTGCAGGTCCATGAGCGCCGACTCATACATATCGTATAGTCGAGAGCGGAATGAAAAGTCTACGGCCTTTGCGGAGTTGATTGCATTGATGTACTTCTGGATGTCGAAGTAGAAAAGCTCAGGGGCGCTAAGGACGATGTCAACAACCTCTCTGCTGTTGTATGATCCCTCAGAGATGAGTCGAGCAGGCTGAGCGGCTGCCTTATGATACTGCTTCGTTTTCTTCCGTGCCATTGCTGTCAAGGGTGTAAGGAGTGAGATCTACGGCTTGCTTGGCTGTCCAGCACTCGGAGAGACACTGCTTGATGTGGCCGAGCGCCGAGAGGATGAAGTGCTTGTATTGGTTGAGCGTGGAGACCTGATAATAGTAGGCCTCATCCTCGGAGAGCCCCATCTTGATGATGGTCGGCAGATTCACGCCGTCAAAGAGCTTGGCGAAGGTGAACTCGCCGAGGAAGTTGCGCTGGTTGGTCTCGTCAAGCCATACGTGGCGTGTGACGGGCGTCTCCTCCAGCGTCGTGTAGCTGAAGCCACGAAGCACCCGATCGTCGCAGAGGTCGTTGTACGGGCGGTAGATGACCTCCGCCACCTCATGGAGAGAGGGGCGGTGGTCAAATACTTCGGTGAGATAGGTGTACTGCTTCGGGGCTCCCTCTTCGCTGTCGATCTCCTGGAGATCGTATGCGAGGAGGTAGCGCTCATTGAGCGGGTCGATGCAGTAGAGGAGCTTACCGCTCATATAGGGGTTGCCAATTTGGCGATCTGTCGTTACCATTTGCTGAGGTCTGGTCTTTCGTCGAGAAGGAACTTGTAGTGCTTGAGCTTGCGGAGCTCTTCGGGAGAGGAGGCTTTGATCACCTTGCCACGGTAGATGGGGACGAGGAATTGTCGTGTCCAGTCCCATTTGGTGTAAACCCCGCCGTCGGCGTTCCTACCCCATGTCTCGGTGTTTGTTGCATACACCTCGTTGTCGTTGAGGAGCTCGCCAAAGAGGTTGCGCATGGCGCATCCTACATTTTGACTCCCCCCATTCTTTCGCGTGACAATGTCCATATATCGACCACCCACGACCTGGAGTACTGACGTCTCCAGTGCATACTCCTTGCGCTCGTATTTTCCGAGCGGGTGAATTCGGCGCTCAACGCCTCCAAAGTGTCTCCACTCACGCAACCACACAAGAGCATTGTAGTGATCGCCTATGCTTGCATGATCTCTTCGCGTGGTGACAGCGCCACGCACAGCATCATTCTTGGAGTGCGCGCAGTAAGCACCTTCTTTCGTGTATGTTGACAGCGAGAGCATGAACGAGCTTGGAAGCCAGATATAGCCGAAGGCCGTTGGATAAGGACACTCCTTGTAGATGGGGTTGCGATTGCCATCCTGCACGATGACGCCAGGACGTTCGGAAATCTTCCCTTGAAGGTTGCGCGCCGTGGTTCCTGCCATCCCCGCCTCGGGTAATGAGAAAAAGCCCTTGAAGTACGCCTCGTTCTCGGTAATTCCATCTCCCCATCCATAGATATCTCGCAGCTTGAAGTTGCCGTGATGTGCCCAGAGGAGGTTGCGGAGGTCCTTGTACTCCTCATAAGAGAGCTGGTCGTACATCGAATGCAGAAGCATGAACTTGTACTGCATTTCGCCCTGCTTGCCGAGCCTCTTCCTCTCCCCAATAGTCATCTCGGGGAGGCTTTCGCCCTCTTGCCAGTGCATCGGAACAGCTGATATAAAGGCCTCCTTATGCTCTTGCCAATGGGGCTCCCAGTCGGCCGGGTTGGATGAGTTGGTCAGCCATATTTCCATCTCCGAGTCAATGAATTCGGTGAGGACAGAGGTGTAGAGGTAGGCTGCGCCGTGAGGGATGCTTGCGACGTAGTCCAGCACAAAGAGCGGGTACTCGATGTTGGAGAGTCGGATGACCTTAAGGATCTTACCATCGGCATCCGTGAAGACCGCTGAGATCATGCATCCTCGCTCCCACCTAAATCGATCGGCATAGGGCTCTGGCTGGAAATATCCTTGATGCTTGACTTCGTCTTTTGGGTCGTCGGAGTTGCTGTAGCCGTTGTTGCACAGGGGGAATTTCACCCTCTTATACCCCTTGACAGGTACCTTGATGTACGAGTAGAGGTTGCAGGCGTTCTCGTTGGTGTAGCCCGCGCGGTACTTGTAGATGCACTCAGAGATGTTCTTGCCTTCCGACCCTTTAGGACAGCGGATATAGTGCTGGAGCACGGGCTTCAGCTTACTCTCAATCGCCTTCAGATCATAGAGCTTCCCTTCTGGGCGGCGAGGCTCATCGAGGAGCGAGCTATACACCTGGTAGTCGGTGCAAGTGTCCCCATCGTGGATGCCTTTGTACCAGTAGTGTGGTTCGTTCACCCAAATTCCACCCTCTTCGGCGTCAGCGAGGTTGGTCGGCGTGGATAGGTCTCGCGTGAGCCCATCAGCGTAGTAGCCGAAGTGATCGTCTCTGAGGGGGTAAACGACCATCTCTCCGCGCTTCTCCTCGCGACCACGCCAGCGATGGCGTGATTTGAAGATACGCAGGAGGTGTCCAGACGGCGCGTAGGGCTTATTAAAGCCGAACCCCGTCTGGTTGTCGTGATTGAACCAGCGGTCGGTAGCTAGCACCTCCTGGGGGAAGCCCTGCTTATCCACCGTGCGGTTGACGTACCCAACAATCGTGTACTCGGGCTGTCGTATGCTGAGCTCGGGGAAGTGTTCCGCGAGCTTGTCGTACTCGACATCTGAGATGAATTGGGTTAGGCGGTACGTGCCTACGAGCGCGCAGGTCGTGGTGAGCGATCCTGACGCGGAGATCCCCCCCTTGCTGAGGAAGCGGTTGAGCCAAGCGACATCCCCCGTGCGGTCAATACCGACGATACGTAGGTGTGTCACAGCGGTGAGCTGCTCCAGGAGCGCCTCCCAGTCGATCTGTGGGCATCCCTCGTACCAAAGTCGCGTGACAACCTCAGAGTTCAGTCCTACGAGCCCCTCGGTAGTGAGCTTGGGGAGGTAGCGTAGGCGAAGCGTTGTGAGCGTCTCGGGTAGGCGAAGCTCTGTGATAGGTGCTCCATTGGCCAGCACGATATCCGTAAGGACAGTATTCGACGCATCGAGCTTCTTCAGACGAGGGTTCCCCGTCAGGTCAAGCGAGCGGAAGGAGGGCGAGCGAAGCCCCGCCACACTCAGCTCTTCGAGTACACGACACGCACCTACGGTGACGGCCGTGAGGGTTGTCTGACCTGTGGTGCATGAGACGTTGAGCTTGGAGAGGCGGTAGCACTTGTCAAAGTTGGCCGTACCAACGATGTAGGCACTCACATCGGAGAGGTCAAGCTCCGCCATACGACTCGCGCCGTAGACGTTCTGCGGGTCGTTGACGATGAGGTCCGTGTCAAGCTCCAGGGAGACCTTTGAGCCCGCTGCGTCCGCTCTAACGCCTGAGACGTGGGGTGCCTTGGACGTATAGCCGTAGCCAAAGTAGTAGCGCTCGCTGGCAGTGATATTGATGCGCTTGCGGTCACTCGAGAACTGGTGCGCAAAGTAGAGGCGCAGCGCATCGGCTCGATACGTACCCGCCAGGTGCTGGGCGTCGAGCAGTGCGAAGCGGTCGTTGATCATCGCCGTGCGGTGAGCATAGCGTGATCCCTGCAGACAGTAGAGGTAGTCGATGGAGCTCGCCGTGTATGGCTGGAGGTACTTATACTCCCCATCCTTATTGTAGGCTCGCTCGGACCAGTTCGCCATGAACTTGCCGTTGAGCATCTCCAGTACTCGCTCCTTACTCATAGTAGCGCGGATCTTCTGCGCCGTCTCGTGGAGCTTGTCGGGGAGTGCCTCTCTGACGAGCTGCCAAAGGAGGGAGTCGTGACCTGCATAGGCATAGGAGCCGATCGTCTCGTCGAAGGTGTTCTCGTCGATGGTGTAGTCGTAGACGACCTTACCATCGTTGCGCACCCCGAGGACCGTATCGTTGTCATAGGGAAGGAAGTACCAGTGCAAGCCGTCCCAGGTGGCGAGCATCATGTTCTTGGCTCGCTGGTCCACCATCATAAAGTACTCAGTGAGGACGTACCACCCCGTGAGGCTATCCACGTCGAAGTAGTCGGCCACCTCACGCTTAAACTTGGTGGGGTTGCCCTTGCAGTTGATGATCCACTTCCAGAGACGTCGAACAGCCGTCTTTTGCGCTTCTGTGGCCGTGTCCCACTCAACCCCGTCGGGGTGGCGGAACTCGAGCGCCGTCTTGAAGCTCGCCATGTTGTCGGTGGTGAACAGGGCAAGGGGTTCGGAGTTGTTGAGGAACTCCAGACACATACACTTGTCGTCCTTGACGAATCCGAAGACCTCCTCACTACCACTCTTGTCGTTATTGAAGTTGTACTTGCCGAGGTAGGTGTTGTGGCCAGACCCGTCGAGGTCGAAGAAGGCATCCATCGGGAAGCCGTCGATAGCTATTCGAACGCCCTGCGAAGCCTTCTGGGGAGGAGTTAGAATGCCTGCTCTTCGGAAGGTCTCGTCGATGAGCTTCGCCAGCCCCGTATTGTGCGTCGACGAGCTCTCAGCGAAGTCCGCCTTAATCGTGAAGATCGACACGGGTACGGCTCCAGGCGTAAAGGCATACTTAAGCTCCTGCTGCTCGATGCCGCCCACCGTGAGGGTGGTATTGTACTTCTTCTTGCGGTCGAGGTAGATGCGGTAGTTTTTGCGGGGGTAGGTCGTGGAGGATGTCCCCTGGATGCGCAGCCCCGCCCCCTTACACACGAAGTCGTACTGCTTGCCAAATCCGCTGTAGAAGTAGATGTCTACTGAGACCTCGAACTTTTTGGTGTTGGTCTCGTTGACCAGGGGCACGTTGCCTACGATGCGCAGCACGCTCTTACCTTGACTGCGGAGCTTGTCGAGGGAGACAGCTCCGTCGTCGCCGAGGACATCGTTGCGCTCGTAGAGCGTCACGACCTCAGCAGCATCAGGGCGAGAAGCTATGTAGTTGCTGAGCACCTCATCGTCGGAGAGTGCGCGACCATAAAGACGCACAGCGCGTAGACGTACGTCGGCGTGCTGGCTGGTCACGTCGATGGGCTTGGAGACAACCTGCAGGAGGGTATCCGCCTGCCCATAGCTCACTGCCCCCGAGCGGATGCCATTGACGTAAATCTCCAGGAGACGACTCCCTGACTTGGGCTGCACGACAAAGGCGATGCGGTAGAACTCACCCGTGGCGAACTTGGTGACTACGATAGCACCTGACGCGGTGCGCAGCTCTGCTTGCTTACCCGTGACGATAAATCCGACCCCCTTGTCGTCAAGGCAGGAGACGACCGCTCCCGTCGATGAGAGGACGTTGTCGGTGCGAAGCTCCAGCTCGATCGTACCGCCAAGCCCCATCGGGTCGGTGGCAAAGAAGGTCGCAGGAATAGTGATGGATGAGCCGTTGACAAGCTGGAGCGACGAGCCATCCCATCCGCCCGCAGCCCAGTCGAACTGACGGAAGGTGGTAGCGATACCGCTGTTTTTCCACGTGGCGGGGTTGGCCTCGGAGTTACTACGGCCAAGGGCAGAGAGGGCGAGGGTCACGCCGTCGGTGACCTCCCCCACATTGACGTGACCCTCGCGCACGGAGATGGTGAGGTCGTAGCTCACGTCAAGGCGCGTGGATAGGCGCGCAGGGATATCCCCTGCAACGACGCTGCGTGAGGTGTAGACCTCAGCGCCTCGGCCCATAGAGAGCGACAGCGCCTCGGAGTCGCCTACCTGGAGCGATAGATCTGCGGGTTGTCTCTGGGGGTCATAGAGGGCATAGCTAAAGCTGTAGCTCGCAAACTGCTCTGCGTCTAGTCGCGGTGAGAGGTGCTCCTCGGCGGAGAGGATATGCCCGTCGTGTCGACGTAGCATGACGCCGATGCGAGGGAGGTCCTCTGTTTTGCCGATGTAGTAGTCAAAGTAGATGCTCTCACTACGGATCTCCTTAGCTCCAATAGTGAGCTCGGCGATGAGCTGAGCTGTGTGACGGCCCTCGTGTGCCCCCTGGAGGGGTACCTGGAAGGTGCCGTTAGTCGTGCCCGCGCGCGTGACGCTCTGCACGCTGTAGCTCACCCCATCGATGTAGAGGGTGATGGTCTTGTTGCCCACCCCAGTGACAGCATAAGGGATAGCTAGGATGTCCGTTGTAGCGTAGCCTGGTAGTCCAGAGGAGAGGGAGTAGCTTGAGTTAAGCGCAAGGGCGTAGACAGCTACAGAGGTGGCGATCGTGCGCTTCTGCGTCTTCCCCTCGGCGTTGGTAGCCGTGGCGAGTATCTGCACGTCAATCGTTCCAGCCGTGGTGAGGTAGGGAGTAAGGTCAAGAGTGTACGTCCCTGCCGATACGTCGGGGATGATCTGCTCCAGGAGCTGCGTTGCTCCTCGACGGATGGTCAGGCGGATAGTCGCCTGCACGCCCGTAGGAGCCTCGTCGTTGTCTGCCGACACGTGTCGGTAGGTGTAGGTCAGCTGTGCGGTGTCGCCAGCCTTGACAGCTGATTGCGACACCGAGGAGGTGAGGATGATGCGGGTGGTCTGCTGGTCACCGCCACCGCCTCCCTTTCCTCCTGCGGGAAGGTCAACAGAGGCTACCTCACCCCCCTGCTTGTTGGTGAGCTTGAGCGTGACGGTCTGCTCGTCCTCGGAGAGCTGAGCGTCCATCCCTGCAATGGTGGCACGCTCTACCTCGTTGAGCTTGGCCGTGACTGCAGCGTTAGATACGGCGTTGGTACTCTCCGCGCTGAGGGTGTCGTCGACGGCTACCTCGTCGATGGAGATAGCCACGTTGCCCGACTCGTCAGGGAGCGACTTGACCCCATTGAGCGTGACGCTCTGCACAGTGCCACTCTTGGTCTCGATGTTGACGATGCCCGAGTCGTCAGGAGCGACAGTGCTGCCGTTGACTGCCACCCCCTGCACTGGTGCTTTGGGGATGGTGAGGTCAACGTTCCCGCGAGAGTCGGGAGGGAGGTTCGTACCGCCCACGGAGATGCTCTGCACGGGAGCTTGAGGCACACGGATAGGCTTATACGTGCCGTCGCCAGCGAGGTAGTAATCCTCGCCAGCGTCGGTCTTGATGAGGTCTACCTTCGCCTTATCTTCATCCGAATAGGGGTTGGCAAGGTGTACCTGTAGATGTGCAACTTCCGTGTAGCCCGCCCCTGTGTACACGTAGATACGCCCGTTGTCCGCTGCCGTAGGGTGGGTAGCGTCATAAACGGCAACGAGGTTGCCCCTGCGCAGTGGCTTGTCGTCGTCGCCAGTGGGAGCCGTGTCGGCAGTCATCGCCGAGATGGAGGTGTACACCTTACGTACACCGAGTGCTCCACCCTCGCGCTCTACCTCGGCGACATATGCAGCGACATCGCGGATGAGGTAGCCGAGCTCTTCGGGTGTGATGGAGCCCGATTCAGTCTTGGACGCGAGGGCCTCGGCACGTTTGATGAGGTCTATCTGAGAGTTGTTCATACGAGAGAGTAGTCTGTCTTAATGAGAGCAAAGGCATTAAGCCCATGACCGTCAAATTCGTTGATGCGCTGGCCCTCCTTCTGCAGCGAGATGTTGCCCCCTGCGATGATGATGTCGTAGGTCGTCCTTTGCCAGATATCTACTACGTTGCGAAGGGAGAAGTAGAGCTTGTTGGAGTTGGGTCCATCGATGGTGTACATCGTATTCACAGCATCTGTTGATCTGATGACATTGTTGTCGATTGGAATATGCAGCTCGCAAGCCCTAAATCGAGGGAGTCCGTTGATAACATGGAGATTCATCTTGCCGACCTGCTTGCCATCGCGAAGGATACTATAGCTGTCAACCTTCGCCTCCTCGCTCCTCGGGATGAAAGGAACAGGTTTGTTTGACACTACCATCTTATAAGCGAGGTACTCTCCATTCACGGGGCGCTCACGGACCACGACCGCTTTCTTCTTGCTGCGTGTGGGGTGTGTGCTCCCGTCAGCGAACTCCATGGTACGGCTCTCTTCTGTCGTTGGGACTAGGTAGACTTCTGGGAGGTCTGGGAGACCAATCCCCTCGAAGTATAACTCCGTTCGGTCAACCTCATAGATGACTCCTCCAATGACGACGTGCCCCTCTGTGATGCCTGCAAGTGTGCCATTACCATTGATCTGTCCGCCCGATTGGCATCCGTCAAGGATACCGTCGCCACAGAGCTTCGCAAGTAGGGCGAGCCCCTCGTTGATATTGTCGTTCAGTTGCTTGAGATCATCGAGGGAGATAGGCTGTCCACCCTCGGAAAAATGAAGATTATTCATAGTCGTAGTACTCTATCTTATATGTTCTGCCTGCTGGTTTGTACAGGTTGATGAATCGGCGGATTTCTTCCTCCTCACTGCGGAGGAAGGAGGGGATGTGAACGGTGAAGTCAGGCTCATGCCTACCCTCGTGGGTGAATCCGAGGTGGAAGGGAGGCTGATGCTCCTCCTCTAGGTGTAGGTGTAGAGAGGCGTCTCGCTCGCTGGCAAAGTAGAGATAGAGCCGTCTATCCTCGGAATCGGTGATGTAGATCGCCCCTGGAGGGAGCTGATACTTATCATTAAGCGCCCCCTCGAGGGAGAAGGTCTGCCCCGTAGTGTTGAGCCGTCGGTGTACGTCCTCACGGAAGAGGCGGAAGTTGTCGAGTAGTCGCTTCAGCGGGGTGAGCATTGCCCTGAGGAGTGCAAGGAGCACCTTAGAGCGGAGCAGGGGCGGAAGCATTGCCTCCGCAAACTTGTGCGGGTCGAACTTATACCACATAGCTAAGGGTTGAGGTGAGGTCGTCAGCGACTATCGAGCCACTGAAGGCGGTGTAGTTATTGCCTACGACGAGCTTGTAGTCCCCTGCGTGGGGGCGGGCAGAGCAGTCGCCGAGGGTGACATCATTGACCCCCTCGACGGCTTGGATAGCATCGACGAGGCGGGTCTTGTTAAACGTGCCCCCGAAGTCGATGCCCGAGAAGTAGGCATCGATAGCCGTCTCTACGGGTCTCGAGCCGTCTCGGTAGCTCACCCCTTGAGGGGATAGGATGGTGGGGTCGGCGTAGATGGTGGCCACGATGCGTATATGGTCAGTGGGAGCAGAGCGTACAGAGACCACGACCCCCGCAGGCTTAATCTTGCGGATATAGGCTTCGAACGCCCTTAGTACGTCACTCGAAAGCTCTACGGGGCGACCATCCTTAGCTCCTGATACCAGTACCCTGATGCTATTGCCAAGGTCACGCACGGCCGCATACTTGACGACCCGCTTGGCCTCGTCCACCTTGGGGTAGTGGTACTGCATGGTCTGCTTGTTGAGGGCAAGCTTGTCTCCGTGCTGGTACTCCAGCGCCTTATGCTTATACCATGGCTCGGTGGCCACGATCGACCGCTCGAGGATCTCGTTGACATCATCTCGGAAGCCGTCGAAGAGGCGCTCCACAACATGGTGCGCAGCGGCAACGATGAAAAAGAGGATGTTCTCCAGACTGACCAGCGAAAAGGCTGATCGGAAGGTGTCCCCCTCCTTGAGCTGGTACTTCTCGCGGATAACTGGGTCAGCCATGAAAGCATCAGTCATCTCTCGCTTTATTTCGTCTACGGTTCTTGCCATGTCTATAGTCGTGTGGGTCTTGGGCGGTCGCTGTCGATGATAAAGCGAGCGTTTTGCCGTGCGTCCTCTTGTGGGAGGCGAGGAGCTCCGCCGATGGTGACATCTCCTGCTGCTACCATCTTAAGCCACTCCATAGCTCTGTCGTAGCGGTCTTTTCGGATGCCCGACATCTTGTAGGGGTTGTGGAGGGTGAAGAGGTGGTAGAGGGCGATGTCGATGGCATACATTAGGATGAGCGCATGGCGGTCAGCTCCTCGGGCGCTGAAGATTGCCTCAGTGTCGTATGCCTTATTGAGGTAGCCCTCCATCTCGCCCACGGCTCGATCCTCGCAGGTCTCGATGACCTCGGGATCATAGGCGGGGTTAGGCACTCCAGGCTGAGTTTCTTTGCGTACGAGGGCGTTGAGGATCTCCTTGTGGATCGAGGAGTCGTAGTCTTTGAGGTCTATGAAGTTATCCATAGGGTCTAGAGTCTATAGTTGTTGTTGCTTCGGATTTCGTCGATGGGGATGGTGAGCGTCGGCTCGAAGGCTCGTAGCTTATCGTCAAGAGCTCGGATACCGCCCTCGATGGAGTCTGGTCCGTCGGCAGGGTAAGGCAAGGAGAGGTCGAAGAGTAAAAACTGCTCACGGAGCTCGAGCATCATCGGGTTGTCCTGCTCCTCCTCGTTGAAGACCCAGCGGGCCTCTCTGTCAATCGGCTCCAAGCGGGACTCAATACGTGCTGCCTTATCGGTCTTCTTCTTCTCATCGGCTCGGATGTGGAGGCTCATCTTCCGCCTCTTGTTCGCCTCGGCAAGGAGCGGTCGAAAGACCTGCTGGAAGAAAGGGTCTTGGAGCTTATTATTTTCGATGTAATGGTAGACGGGGCAAGCGCCACCTACGTACTGCTCGAGCTGGAAGTACCAGTCGATGAACGTGGCGTTGGTCTCGTGGGCGAGGAAGCCCTTAATGATGTAGTAGCGCTCCTTGTACTTGCCAAGTAGCCAAAGAGACTTAGTAGAGCTCTTTTTGCTTCGGCTATCTGAGTAGGCCGGGTCGCCATACGTGACTAAGAACTGAAACTTATGGAGCGGTGGGACCTTCCCCCATGGGAGGAGCTTGAAGAACTCCCCCTCTTCGAGAGGATTGTTGAAGTACTCCGCTTGTGCAGCGCGCTTGCTAATCTTGGAGAGCGTGCGGTTGATATGCTCCTCGCTATTTTTCTCGGGCCATGTGCTCTTGCCGTTTTTGTCTCGGATATTGACAACGTCCCAGCTGTTGGCCAGCTTGCCTGCACGTACGATGCAGCAGTCTTTGGCGATGATGTTACCGCACCAGACCACCAGTAGGGGCTCGGAGATGGATCGTGTGCCATAGAGCGCCTGCTCCCACCACTCCCACTTTTTCTTCAGCACCTCGGGGTTTTTGCAGTCGGCATCGGTGTCAAAGTCATCGGTGTAGATGACATCGGGTCGGATGTACTCATTGCGGAGACCACGAGGAGCCGACCCCGCCCCGATGGCGAGGAACTTAGCCCCACAGCGGGCGGTGAACTCGCCTGCCGTCCATGCTCCCAGTGTCTGTTGGTCGCCGTAGAGCTGACGGAGACGACTGTTGCTCTCGAGGTTGATCTTAAGAGGGGTGAGTAGGCGTATCGCAGCGTCCTCCGTGGCGGAGGCGCAGACGACGAAGCGCTTGCGCCCTGTAAGCACCAGGTAAAGGAGCACGAACATCACCGTCGTGCTCTTAGCTAGCTCACGAGACCAGGAGAGCACTTCGTACCACTCGTCGTGCTCGATGAGGCGAAGAATGGCGCTGATGTGAAATTTGGAGAAGGGATACTTGGCGTATTTGGGGAAGCAATGCTGTATCCATCGTATGGGGTCTGCCTCCAAGTCTCGACGTAGCTTGTCGACCTCCGCCTGAGAGAGGGAGGTGTCTGTAAACACGTCGTTCAGCATCGAGCGGTGGTACTCCGACCACTGCGCTAAGGCTCTCTTTTCTTCTAGTTTCATCGCTTCGCCCCTCCCGTGACATCTTGTATATAGGCGTTAAAGAGGTTGCTGAGCTCCTTTGCCCGCTCTGGGTCAGAGGTGCGCAGCCAGCTCGTCATAGCCATGGCAACAGAGACGAGGTCTTCGATGCCTACGTCTTTTTCGAGCTTGGCGATGGCCGTGGCGAGCTTGTTGAGCGAGTCCGCTTCGGCGGGTGTTGCCCATCGCTCGGCAATAGGACGAGCAAGGATCGCCTCGTTGATGTTGGCAATCTGCTGGCGAAGCTGTCGGATCTGTTCGGCTGGAGACACAGAGGTTGCAGCGCGGAGCTCCTGCCAGTGATAGGTCTTAGCCCAGCGGATGATAGTCTGCCTGGTGACACCAATGATCTCGGCTACCTCTTCTTGCGTATAGTTGCTATCAATGTATAGCCGTTGAGCAAGCTCTCGCTTGGCCGTTTTTGTATTGTCAGTCTGCTTTGCCATTACTACATACCTACGGGTGATTTACTAAGGCAAAGTTCGCTCCGAAAACACCCTCTTTGCAAATCAAATTTTACCGATTATCATTCGCTGGTAGTGTCACACTATCAGATAGTTGCGTGTGTAAAATTGGATTTGCAAAGAGGGTGTTTGCGCTTATAAATTTGCTCTCAGAAATTATAATCGCATGGCACAGATAAGACGATTTTTTGACGTGATTCCCTCAGGGGGAGGTGAGGCAACTATCCTCCTCTATGGAGAGGTCGGAGACTGGTCAGAGGTCTCCGCTCGAGATGTCGTCACGCGACTCCTTGAGCTTACGCGCACCTATGATAAGATCGACATCCGTATCAATAGCGGAGGTGGCGAGGTCTATTGTGGGTTGGCTATTTATGAGGCGCTTCGAAATAGTACGGCTAACCTCACCATATATGTTGATGGCATCGCCGCATCGATGGCGGCTATCATCGCGCTTTGCGGGAAGCCTCTCTATATGTCGCCCTATGCACGCCTGATGCTGCACAATGTAAGTGGGGGGTCGTGGGGTAATAGCAAGGAGCTCCGCCGAGTAGCCGAGGAGATGGAACAGCTTCAGGGGACGCTTGCAAAGATGATCGCAGGGCGCCTGGGTAAGACGCCCGAGGAGATTGAGACAACCTACTTTGATGGGGAGGATCATTGGCTCACCGCTCAGGAGTGTCTCTCTATGGGTCTCATAGACGGCATCTACTCTATGGACGAGGATGATGCACCACCTCTCTCTGAAAAGTCCACACAAGAAGAAATTCAAACGTATTTCCAAAACCGCCTGGAAAACCAGGCAATAAATAATGATGACATGGCACTATTAGATGAAATTCGAAAGGCTTGCCCCTCCATCACCGCCTCTATGGGCGAGGGTGAGGTAGTACGAGAGGTTGCTCGCCTCTCTAGTCAGCTCAAGAGCTCTGAAGAAGAGAACAGAGAGCTGAAGGCAAAGCTCGCCTCCATCGAGGCAGAGCAACACAAGGCGATCCTCGATGCCGCCGTGGCAGCGGGTAAGATCACCGCCGAGCAACGTACGCACTACGAGGCGCTGCTAGCCTCTTCCCCCGAAAGCACGAAGGCGCTGCTCAACTCTCTCCCCTCGCAGAAGCCTAAGAATAAGCTGCCACGAGTAGAGGACCACCTCGCTCCAGAATCTACGCCTACGAGCAAGTTCGCTGGGAAGAGTTGGGACGAGCTCGATCGTGCAGGTCTGCTCGCAGAATTCAAGGCTACGAACTATGAGGGCTTCAAGACCCTCTTCCAGGCGGAGTTCGGCGTACCATATAAGGAGTAGCTGCTCCACCCAATTAACCAACAACCAATAACTATTAAGATTTATGGCACTACAGACACAAGTCTGGCTGAAGACCCTGCAGGAGAATTTCTTCCCCGACGATAGCTTCGTCGCTAAGTCAGAGGATGACTCTCAGTATGTCTCGCACAAAACGGTGCATGTACCTAATGCGGGTAAGCCCTCTGGGGTCAAAGTGAACCGTACGACCAAGCCAGCATCGATCAGTGAGCGCACTGATAACGAGCTCACCTACGATATTGATGAGCTCACCACGGATCCTGTGCATATCTCAAATGCAGACACCGTTGAGCTGTCCTATGACAAGCGCGTGTCAATCCTTCAGAATGACAAGTCCGAGCTGCAGCGCGTAGCGTCTGAGCTCATCCTGCATCGATGGGCTAAGGGCGCCGATGCTGCAAGCCCAATTCTCACCGATGGTGATGCTCGCGCTGCTCATACAGCTCAGGGGACAGGTCAGCGTCGTAAGATGACCGATAAGGTTGTCCACCAGATCGCTATGCGTATGGACAAGCAGGACCTCCCTGCGACGGGGCGCTACCTTATCCTCGACACGGACATGTACGGCGACCTGCTTGATAGCCTCACTGAGGCTAATCGCTTTGCCTTCCTTGCTTCGGCTGATGTGGCAAAGGGTACAGTGGGTCGTCTCTATGGGATTGACATCTTCACTCGCTCAGCGGTGCTTCGTATGAAGTCCAATGGGAACATCATCACCGAGCCTACTGGTGGTGAGGCTACCGAGGTGGGTGCAGGCTTCGCTTGGCAGCAGAGCTGTGTCTCTCGCGCTATCGGCGAAGCGCACATGTTCAGCTCCCTTGATAATCCGTCCTACTACGGAGACATCTACTCCTTCCTGATGCGTGTTGGCGGTAGCCACCGTCGCTACGACAAGAAGGGTGTCTTCCTCGTCGCAGAGGGTAACGTCTAACATCAAAGATCATGGCACAGTTACCACGAGTTAAAATCACCTTTGCCGAGGGCAACCTCGGCAAGGTGGGCGACTCTCCCGATGGGCTCCTCGCTCTCATGGTCGCCTCTGCGGCCGTTGGCTCAACTTACGAGCTCGGCAAGGTTTATTCCATCCGTTCTGTTGGGGATCTGAAGGGCCTTAAGGTCACAGAAAAGAACAACGCAGTGCTCTATAAGCATGTGCGAGAGTTCTACTCTGAGGCTAGTGAAGGTACGGAGGTCATCATCTACGGCGTCGAGAAGACGAAGACGATGACCGAGCTCTGTACGAAGGGAGACACCGAAGAAGAAGCTGGCGAGCTCCGTAAGCTCATCACCCTGTGTAAGGGCCGACTGCGCGCAGTGGCCATTGCCCTGGATGCGCAGGATGAACCTGAGGCCGCAGAGGGGATCGTCGCCGATGTGCTCTCGGCTATCCCTAAGGCCCAAGAGACCGCAGTATATGCAACCGAAGCGCTCTATGCACCACTCTTCGTCATCCTTGAGGGTCGTGGCTTCAAGCGCCAAGGCCTGAAGGACCTTGGCGAGCTCGCTTGCAACAGAGTAGGGGTCTTTGTCGGCGACACCCAGCCAGATGGTAAGGGTGCTGCTGTCGGTCTCCTCGCTGGTCGCATTGCAGCAAGTGCAGTGCAGCGCAACATAGGTCGCGTACGTGATGGTAAGATTGCCGCCGACGCAATCTATCTGAGTGGTCAGCCCATCGAGCAGCAGACGGGTGCTGTCGCCGACCTCTACACTAAGGGGTATATCTGCCCTCGTCAGTATGTCGGCCGCGCAGGCTTCTACTTCTGCGACGATCGTCTGGCGACGAGCGAGTCTGACGACTATGCTCATGTCACTGCACGTCGAACGATCGACAAGGCCTACCGCATCGCCTACGACACCCTCCTCTCCTTCCTTCTTGACGAGCTTGAGCTCGAGGCTGACGGCACCCTCCACCCTGCAACCGTGCGTAGCTGGGAGCAGGAAATTACGGCGGCTGTCGACCGAGCTATGACTGCCAAGGGGGAACTCTCTGCCGATGAGTCTACGGGTAGCGCTTGTCGCTTTGAAATCCTGCCTACCAATGTCCTTGCGACGTCGGAGGTGCGAGCAAAGCTCTCGGTGCGCCCCTTTGGTTATGCCCGCTACATCGATGTAGAGCTTGGCTTCACTGCAGTAACATCTAAGTAATCCTATCCAATGAACATCTACAACGGACGCGAGTACGAGTGGATGACCATTACCCTGCTCCTCGGCGGTCGTCGTGTCACTGGACTCCGTGGCATTGAGTACACCGCCGAGCAGGAGCAGGAGCCCATCTACGGGGCTGGCAGCCAGCCAATGGCTGTCCAGCGTGGTAACATCAAGTACTCTGGTACAATCACCCTAACTGGTAGCGAGTTTCACCTCCTGCAGAAGGCTTGTGGTGGAAGTATCCTCGGAGCTTCGACAACCATCGTGGTGTGCTACGGTGACCCCTCTCAGGGCGATGTCATCCACACCGACACGCTTGTCGGCTGCACCTTTAGCAAGGAGGAAGACAAGTGGAAGCAGGGCGACAAGTTCACTGAATATACCCTCCCATTCACCTTCCTACGCAAGCAGAGTGCATAGTCCTTCGAACGCTTTTTAATCTGTATAAGAATGGAATTCAAACCCGAACAAATCGAATCGTGGAAGAAGCAGCATGGCAAGGATGCCATCTATCTCATCGTCGTAGAGGATAAGAGCTGCGCTATCCGTAAGCCTACCCGCCAGGAGTTCAGCTTTGTCTCTGGCATCAAGGATCCCATCCAGCTGTCGGAAACGCTCTTTAAGCAACTCTGGCTGGATGGCGACAAGGAGATTCTTGAAGATGACGACTACTTCCTGCCTGCTATTGGCAAGCTGGATGAGGTTCTCAAGCAGAAGGAGGCCGAGGTAAAAAAGCTCTAAGGGAGGCGGAGGCTATCTCCTCCTCCGAAGAGCGACAGGTCTCCTGGGAGAGCTTCCTCTTCTTCGACACCTACATCCGCTACTACTTACACCTAAACCCCGATACGCTGCCCGATCATCAATGGGCAGCCACAATCAACTATCTCAACGAGCTACGCAAGCTCGAAGCCCAAAGCAATGGATAAGCAGCTAAAATTCTTCATCAACCTCCAAGCCAGGCAGGAGAATGTCTGGTCGACGGCGCGAGGAGTTATTAGCGCTCTCGACAATATCGAGAGTAAGGCTAAGCGTGTTGGAACGTCCATCAGCAAGGCTTTCAGCTTTTCTAACCTGGGTAGCCAGCTTAGTAGCATCCCTGGCTTTGCACTGCTAACCAACCCTTACGCCCTCATCGGCGGAGGGCTGGCGGCAGTCTCAAAAATCGGGATGCAAGCCGAGCAGACGAGTATCGCATTCAAGACGCTTGTCGGCAATGGAGAGCTTGCAAACAAGATGCTCGGTGAGATTGCTGACTTTGCAGCACGCACCCCCTTTGACCGAATGCAGCTTACCTCGGGTGCACAGCAGATGCTTTCGTTTGGCATTGAAGCTAGCAAGGTTACGGGATATATGCGCCAGCTGGCGGATATATCGGGTGGGGATGCCCAAAAGTTCTCTACCCTGTCGCTTGTCTTTGGACAGGTGAGCGCCGCTGGTAAGCTCATGGGGCAAGACCTCCAGCAGTTTGTCGGTGCGGGCTTCAACCCCCTCAAGGAGCTTGCCTCGATGACGGGGGAGAGCTTTGAGGCGATGCAGGAGAGGATGCGTAAGGGACAGATCACCGCCGAAAACGTAGCGCAGGCGATTGCTCATGCTACGGGCGAGGGTGGTCAGTTCCACGGTATGATGGATGCACTGGGCAATTCTGGTGCGGGATCCTTCAATACGATGATGGGGGCTATCCAGGATGGTGCGGTAAGTATCTACGAGCAGGTCAAGCCCTACCTCTTAGACCTCTTCGAGATTGTAGGGAAGTACGTGCCTAAGGTCTTCGCGGTCATTGGTGGAGTCATCAATGCTGTTGTTGGGACGGTGCGATTCTTCGAGCGGTGGAAGACGACAATCCTTATCATCACAGGGATCATCGTCTCACTCACCATCGCTGTCAAGCTACAGCGGATCGCGCAGTATGGACTTGCGGCAGCATCGCTTATTGCCAAGGGTGCTATGACGGCACTCGCGGGCGCACAAGCTGCCCTCAACGCTGTACAGGCAATGAGCCCACTAGGGATGATTGTCCTCACAATCGGGGTACTCATCACGGTGGTTGTTGCCTGCTGGAATAAGTTCGCAGGTTTTCGTGCCTTTATCCTCACGATGTGGGACACGATTAAGGGCTTCGGCAGTATCATCAAAGAGTACGTGACCAATCGTATCAACGAGCTGCTCGATGCTGTGGGCAACGTCGGAAAGGCGATCAAGCTGCTCTTTGAAGGAGATTTCTCTGGTGCGGCCAATGCCGTAGGCGATGCTGCTAAGGGCTTCGTTGGAGTCAATAGCGCCACACAAGCCTACCAGTCGTCTAAGGACCTCCTCAGCGGAGTCGGCTCAGGCTACGACAAGCACCTCGCAGAAGAGATCGCCAAGGACGAGGCTAAGAAACGTAATGAAGGAAAAGAGACTGCGTCGATATCCGTCCCTGGCCTACTCGGGAGTAGCAGCAGTGAAAGCGTCATCTTTGGATCGGGAAGTGAAAAAGGTGGCAAAGGTAAGGGCAAGGGTGGCCGTGGAAAGACAGGCGATGCAATAGCCACTGGTGGTACGCGCAGCACGCAAATCACGATGAATATCGGCAAGCTCGTCGAGCGCATCCAGGTGTCCATGATGGACAAGACCGATACTGCCGAGCTGGAGCGTAGCATCATCTCCGTAGTCAACCGCTCGCTGGCCATAGCAACAAGCACTGACCGATGACAACATTCGAGCTTGACACTATAATTAGGCGGCTGCCCATACCTCCACCCTTCCTCTTCAATCGATCTGGGGTATCCCTCCCTGACGGAGATCTCCCCGAGGTAGATGTACCTCTCTCTGAGGAGGAGCTTGAGGAGGTGCAGACAAATGCCCTCGGCCTGCCGATGGTCTTCCCCGTGTCTCTGGCGCTTGAAGGTGAGGAGCCGTGGCTACTCCCTCAAGAGCCGATGATCACTATCACAGGGCAGCATATCCTGACGAAGCGGCAGGTCTCAAAGGGGAAGATTCGAGGATCCGTCAAGGAGCGCTGGACGCTCGATGACTACAGCATCAGACTTGAGGGAGTGCTTATCGGATCCGATGGACGCTACCCAAAGGAGGATGTGCAGCGCCTGCGAAAGTACCTTGAGGCCGCCAAGGTCTCCGCCTATTGCCCCCTTCTGGAGCTCTTCGGTATCACGCGCATTGTTTTCGAGTCATGGGAGTTCCCGCACACCTCAGGTGATGCTAACCAGAACTTCTCTCTCCAGGCAGTGAGTGACGATACCTATAAGCTCCTACTCACTCGTCGAGACCTCACCAAGTAGTCAGCTATGTACACGATGATTTATGACATCAAGATAGGTGGCTACCAGCTCTCGATGCTCGATAAGGTGGAGATACACTCCTCGGTGGAGCTCCTCGCTGACACGGCTAAGATCACGCTCCCTGCCGCCGAGTACAACAAGGCTCTCGACATTGAGGGTGCGATCCATCGTGGTGATGCCGTCACAATTCGTCTAGGCTATGAGGAGACGGGACTCGTCGAGGAGTTCAGGGGATACCTGCAGCGCATTGCCACTGATAATGGTGACTTGACGCTGACGTGCGAAGACGACCTCTTCCTCTTCAGAAAACCTCTCAAGGATGCTGTACTGAAGAAGGTCAGTCTGTCAAGCCTGTTGTCTCGCATCATTAAGGAGGTGGGACTGTCGCTCAAGGTTGAATGCACCTACTCCTGGGTGTACGATAAGTTCGTTATCAAGTCGGCGACCGCCTATGATGTGCTCAAAAAGGTGCAGGAGGAGTGCGGAGCAGACATCTACCTGCGCGACGGGGTGCTCCATCTACACCCTCCAGGAGAGGTCATCGGACAAGAGCGCCTATATGACTTCGGCTATAATGTTGAGTCCGCTGACCTCACCTACCGAAAGGCGGAGGACAAGAAGTACCAGATAACTGTCAAGGCACTCTTACCCGATGGGAAGGTGCGCGAGATAGAGGTCGGTACTCCTGGAGGAGACAAGATCACCGTCAAGTGCCCTACCTCTGATGAGGTGAGTATGCGCCTGCGCGGGGAGACCGAACTGAAACGGCGCACCTTCGACGGCTACGACGGCAGCATCGACACCTGGCTCATCCCTGAGTGTCGGGCTGGTGACACTGCAGAGATACACGATCCCGACTACCCACATAAAGAGGGTACTTACTTCGTTCGCTCCGTTACGACGGAGTTCAGCTCGGCGGGCGGAAAGCGGAAAGTTGAGCTGGGATTTAGACTTAACTAATGGATCCATACAGAGAGCTACGTGAGCTCCTCGCTAAGATCGGAGGGGGCAAGGCAACTAACCTCTACCAGGGGGTTGTCACTGCCTTATCGGATATCACCTGCGAGGTTTCCATCGATGGGCTGAGCATTCCTGATGTGCGCCTACGGGCTTCCACCGAGGTGGATGGAGCGCAGATTATTGTGCGCCCCGCTGTCGGCTCAGTCGTCATCGTTGGATCGCTCACGGGCGATCTTGACCACCTGGTTGTGCTTTCAATGGATCGCGCGGAGGAGGTCATTATCAACGGTGGCAAGCTCGGCGGGCTGATCAAGGTCCAGGAGATAACGCAGAAGCTCAATGCTCTCGAGAGCGAGGTGAACAATCTCAAGCAGCTCTTAGCATCGTGGGTTCCCGTCAAAGGTGACGGGGGAGCGGTCCTTCGCGGGCTGTTAGGCTCATGGGCAGGAAAACGACTCACCCTATCAAGGCGTGAGGATTATGAAGATACTAAAGTGAAGCATTGACATGATGGGCATCCAGCTTTCAGCCGACTATGAACCTCGCGTCCGCCTAGTGCGCGACGAGGAGGGACGCATCATCGAGGGGCTTACTCTCGGTGAGACGCTGCCTCAGAATCAAGCTCTGATACTCACCCTACATCAGGGTGAGCTTAAGGAAGCCCCTGCTGTCGGGTGCGGTGTCTCAGACATGCTCCTTGACAACCAGCCACTGTACTGGCGAGCTCGCATTCGCGAGCAACTCGAGATGGACGGGCAGACTGTCAACTCCATCAAAATAACAACTTCGGGCATCCACATCGACGCCCACTACTAACTCTATTATGCGCACGCGCCTTACTGTCCAACTTTGGATAGCCGTCCTCCTCACTCTCTCGGGCATAGCACTCGTCTGGACGGCGTTTCTTGTCGTCCCTCGAGGGGAGATCCACAACTCCGTGCTCCTTGCATTTGGTGAGATGTCGACCTTCGCTGGGGCGCTCTTCGGCATAGACTATAAGCATCGCTTAGACAGGTACATCCACCAGCCTAAGCAACCTACCAAACAAGATCAAGACGACAACAATGAGGACAATTAACTACATCGCCGTTCACTGCACGGCTTCCCCCCAAGGGTGGGGGGTGAAGGAGCTCCAGCAGGTCTTCCAGCAGCGTGGCTTCCAGCGCCCTGGCTATCACTATGTAATCACGGCTGACGGGGTCGTGCATGCGATGCAGCCCGAGGAGCTGATCAGCAACGGTGTCAAGGGCTACAACTCGGAAACCATTAATGTCGCCTATGTAGGTGGCATCGATAAGTCGGGTAAGGGTGTCGACAATCGCACTGAGGCTCAGCGTACCTCCCTGCGTAAGCTCCTCGGCGAGCTTCGTAGTCGATACCCCAAGGCTAAGATACAAGGACATCGCGACTTCTCTCCTGACACCAATGGTAACGGTATCGTAGACCCGTGGGAGCGCATTAAAGAATGCCCCTGCTTCGATGCTATTCCTGAGTATGCAGACCTGTAGAGCTATGAGACGAGTAGATAAAGAGCGCCTGCTGCTGTTCCTCGCGCTCATCCTCTTTTGGTCGCTGATCCTCGTATCGCTTTCATCTTGCGGAACGACAAAGACTGCCGTAGTCAAGGGTGAGCGTCGCGTGGAGTGGAGCGAACGAAGCAGCGTGCAACGTGATAGCATCTATGTGCATGACAGCGTGTACATCCACTCCAAGGGGGATACTGTCTACCTGGAGCGGTGGCGTACACGCATCCGCGATCGAACGCAGCACGACACCATTTATTTACAAAAGGTAGACAGTGTGTATGTGGAGACGCAGGTGAAAAAGACCAGTGCAATCGCCGATATCAACTCTACGCTACGAGTACTCGGCTGCACCGCTGTCATCATCGCTGTCATCATCTTCATCCTCAAGATACGTAAACGATGGATGTGACGACGCTACCTGGGCAGACCCTGTGGGATGTCGCCGTGGCAACGAAAGGTTCCTGGGAGGCGGGCATTGATATGGCTCGATCTGCTGGCGTGTCGATGACTGGACCTCAAAAGGCGGGATCTGTGTATCCAGTTCCGCCAAAGACCTACGATCGTACGATGGAGCGATATGCCCTCACGCATCGCCTGGAGCCTGCTACCGCGGGCGCAATATCGACGCTTTCAGTACGCATATTCACCTCCGCGTTCTCCGCGGAGTTCAGCTAACAGACAATGGCAACTGATAATAAGATTAATGGGTGCGGAGCCTGCTCGGGGTGGCTTCGCTGGGTGCGACCACCGCACCATGAGTTCTTCCAGAAGGAGTGCGCTCTTCACGACGAGCTGTATAATATGGGAGGTAATGAGCAGGATCGCCTCAAGGCCGACTTCGCACTCTACCAAGATATGGTAGCGCACTCCCTGGACTACTTCAAGGGGCGCAAGGCGGGATCACAGACGTGGTTCGTCGTCCTCTCCTACCTCTACTATAAGGCTGTTCGCCTCTTCGGCAAGAGCCAGTTCAACTACAAGTAACTTCTTCCCTGGTCGGGGTATAAGAAAGCCCCCGACCTTCGTAAGTGGACTCTCACCTCACACTTACAAATATGCGCCGATACGCAAAGGTCGAGGGCTTAATGCCTTTCCTTTCGTATCGGCGCATTGCTATTATGTCGTGTGGGTGAGAGACCGCAAAAATACAACGATTTATCCGAAATGAGAACCCCTATTACCTACTATGGCGGTAAGCAGACTATGCTCAAGCACATACTGCCTCTAATCCCTTCGCACACCCTCTATACAGAGCCCTTCTGTGGTGGTGCAGCTGTCTTCTTCGCTAAAGAACCTTCTGACGGTGAGGTTATAAACGACCTCAACCAGCAGATGACCAACTTCTACGAGGTCCTCAAGACCGACTACGACATCCTCAAGGCGCGTATTGAGGTCACCGTGCACTCAAGAGATATGCATGCCCATGCAGCTCACATCTTGGAGTACCCGCAGTTCTTCACCCGTATGGACCGAGCCTGGGCCGTCTGGGCGCTCTCTAAGATGAGCTTTGCCAGCATGCTCGACGGGACATTCGGATACGACTTCGGAGGAGGGATGCCCAAAAAGCTCCGCAACGCTAAGGCTGAGTTCGGTGAGCACCTCGCCCGCCGTCTGGATAATGTCACGATTGAGAATAGGGATGCCCTTGAGGTGATCAGATGCTATGATACGCCCGACACCTTCCACTTCGTCGATCCTCCCTATGTGGGGAGTGACTGCGGGCATTACGAAGGCGTGTTCGGCGAGAGCCACCTGCTGGCTCTCCTTGACCTCCTTACAGAGGTCAAGGGTAAGTTCATGCTAACCATGTTCCCTGATGATAATATCGAGCGATATGCTACGGAGCACGGGTGGCACATCCATCGTATCGAGCGCACGATCTCCGCCTCTAAGAGCTCCAGGCGCAAGCAGGAAGAATGGATGGTGTGCAACTATGTCAAGGAGGAGGAGCCGACCCTATTCGACTGACGCTCAAACGCTATTCGTATGACGCTAAAACAAAGAGAGGGAGACGGTTGCCCGTCACCCCCTCTTTAGAAGTAATTGAATTGAAGATGCCCACCATATGGTGGACGCCACAAAGGTAGGGAGAATTAGCTATTTGGCAAAAGCTACAAGCGCTCTGTTAGCTTGGACGTAAGATGCTTGATGTGCTTTGCCTGCTCCTCTATGATATTGTCCTTCTGTTCGATGAGCTCCTCGAGGGCTTTGATCTTTAGAACAAGTTGTGCGTGCTTGCTACTCATGTTCCCTTCGCCGCTCTCTACCCACGCCTGTCGCAATGCGGGGAAGGCTGCAAGGACGGTGGTGGCATCCCATACACCTCGTCTCCTCCAGCTGTACATGCGCTGTTTTGATATGCCGAGTGTACGCGCAAGCTCAACGTCACTCTTTATTGAATAAAGGGCCTTTATAGCGTCGATACGCTCCCCAATGGTTGATGTTATACTCATACGCAAATTGTTTACTATATACAACCGCAAAAGTAAAAAATAATATTCATATATAAAAGCGGTAAAACGGCAAGCCCTTCTATATAATGCGCTGTGCGGTGAGTTTATTTTTTTACCTCAAAGATTTGAACAGGTAAAAACTTTGACGTACCTTTGTTGTGTCAAAGGGGATGGACCTCGGCGACACAAACCAAATAGAAGTAATAGAATTATGAAGACGAACGAAAAGAAGACCTACTACTACAATGTAAAGGGTGGGGTGACTCCAGCTGACCATGACATCAAGTACGACCTGTTTGTGCCTGTCTCGGATGCTGACCTTGGAGACTATTACAGAGGTGTTGCTCGCCTCGAGATCGAGAATGCTAAGTCATTCGACGAATACCTCGAAGATATCTCAGGTCATTATGTTGAGGGAGTAGGTAGCTGGCAGGAAGCGCATGACTACCTAGTTGACCTCCTCCAGGCAATGATGGTAGAGCTAGTCGGTAGGACGCCTGTTGAGAGACCGAAGGAGTATTCAGCTATAATCAACGAGAGCTATGCCGATGGCACATTCATCGACTACAGCATAGACTTCTATCCTGAAGATGGGACTGTCGCCATATTTATCGACTCAAGCAAGAAGATTGAAGACAAGGTGCTGAGCAGAGAAGCCCTATATCAGATGCTGTCTATCAGAGCCGAAGACCTCATCGATTAAGTCGATCAAAAAGCAGAAAGCCCTCCGACGCTTATGTGTCGGGGGGCTTTCTGCTTTTTTTTCTGTGTGAATTTGCGTAGCGATTGTCCTCGGAAAAAAAGTTACGCTTCGTTTCTGCTCAGGGGGTGTCTGAGGGCTACGCTTCGTTTAGGAGCTCCGTGACGCTTCGTTTTGCGGATTATATATAGGTTCATACCGCCTATCCGTATCGCTCTCTTTTATGGGGGCGTATTGGTGTGGGGATAGAGCTCTGGGAGAGGGGGTAAAAAGCCGAGGGGCAGGAGATGCGTATCT